CAGGATTGCTAATGGTATAGCTATTGGTATTAATCCGTATGAAGAATGGGGGACGTTGGAAAAATATATGATCCCAAATAAAGAAACTGTCTTCACAGCTGGAGACTATTCTTCATATGATGCGAGAATTCCTGTTCCAATTGGTTATGAAGTCTTGAAAATTATTGAAATGTTTTATCACAATTCAAATCCTGAAGCTAGGAAGGTTAGAGCCATTCCGTGGCTTGAAATCGTCAATTCACTTCATTTGTCAAATGGTATTGTCTACGAATTTATAGGCGGAAATCCATCTGGACAACCGCTGACCAGCTGTTTCAACAGTGTTGCAAATCTTCTCATGATAGCTTATATGGGTTTGATCAATTATGATTCAACTAGCAACACTGAGACTTTTGAAGAGATCTTTCTTCGAACCCGATTTTCAGTCTTTGGAGATGACAATATCATTGGATTAAATCCCAAGGACACACATATTTTTGGACAACAAGCATTGGAACGTATTGCTGAATCGTCCATTGGTATGACATACACAAATGAGTCCAAGGATGGTAAGTTAGTTGAGAACAGAAAGATAAATGAGATTTCTTTCTTGAAACGATCCTTTGGAAAGTATAGAGGAAAGACTACGTGTCCTCTAGATATTTCCGTTCTCCATGAAACTTTGTCTTGGCACAAGAAGGGCTCAGCCGATGCTGAAATGAAATTGCGTATTGAGTGCGTTTTAGCTGAGTTGGCCCAGCATGGTAAAGAGATTTTTGAGAGGGATGTCGCACGCATCGTTAGAGCATCTATAAATCTTTTTGGCTATGTTCCAAGAAACCAATTCTTTTCTGTAGCTTTTAGTGCACAGGAAGGGTTGGCATACTTTTAAATTTCTTTCTGAGCATGGTTGCTCATTAAATATCACCCGTAGGATGTGACGTTTCCTATGTATTATTTTCCAATATAGTCGCTTGGTCTGGAAAAAGACAGTAACACCAAGTAGAGCATTGGAAATAGTCAGCCCTTTTCTATTTAGAATTAAAATTCCAAG